ATCTTAGTAACTTCTATACACCGACACCGCCCCTGCATCGCTGAAACTTATGGTTCCTGTTGGCCGGAAAGCCCCGTTATTGGTAGAAAATACGTTGGTGGTTTTATTGTAGGTAAAGCCTGCATCACCACCGAATGAGCCGCCATCGTTAAATTGTATGTAGGTATCGCTGCCGCCGGGTGTGCCGCCGGAGGAGGGGGTTGCCCACGTTGGCAGTGCATTTGCCCCGCCTGATGTTAAAACCTGTCCTGATGTTCCGGCACTGCCGCCAATCGTTAATGCACCCGATGCAATATCTAAAGCATTATTAACAGTCCCCCCGCTTGCATTTAATCGCAAAGCCACATTGGTAGATGTCGTTCCTGTATGTGTATTGTAAATATCTGCTGAATAACTTGTAATACCCGATGATGCGTTTGCCCCACTATTTGTAATACCAAAAACATAGCTACTATTAGTCATAGCAGTAGATGCCGCATTTATCAACAATGCACCAGATGTCAATGTCGGCCAGTTCCATGTTTGGGTGTAGTTGCCATTGCTTATACTATTCGTTCCCGTTGCTGCCGTTAAAGACGAAATAGGGATAGTAGTTGGCAGGTCGCTGTACTTGGCCGACTTTATCCATCCTCCATTTGAGTAATAATAAAAATAATGGTTTGCCGTATCTATTGCAACCGCCCCATCACTTACAGCCGATCCGCTTCTTAGTCCTGATGGCACACCGTTATAGGACGGTATATGCAAGGAACTGTCGAACATCCCCGCATATATCCTCTCTCTTGTTTTTCGCCACATATAATTTCCCGGTTGCGCCGATGCGACCAATGAACCCGCCAAAAAAATCAGTAATAATAATTTCCGCATATATTATATTTTTATAAGAACATTTACTCTTTCTACCGGGATATCAACCGTCCCGCCCGGTTCGGGTGGCCCGCCTGCAGCGGTTAAAAAGTCTATACGCCCCGGCCCTGCTGTATAGTTAAGCTCACGGCTCCCTAATGTGCTGTTACTAAAATCATATTGAATACCCTCCCTTCTTACACAAAGGATAAAGGCATTTGATAACAGCGCATCTTGTATGTATGCAGTACCCGGAAACATCTCGTATGTTATCTGTGTTATCATACAGGTCTTTTTATTAAAACATACACTCTTTGAGAGCCGTCAAAAATCAAATCAGGTGAAAACGTTATCCTTACCGGTGAGGTAGAAAATTTATATTCCATATTTCCCGGTGTTCCTTCTGTCTGCTGAAAGCCAATACCCTCTACCGCCACTTCAAGTATTGTATCGGTAGCCGATAACGCAAACGGTGTATAGGGTACCGGGCTGGCATTCGATTCGCCTGCACTATTACCGCTGATATAGTTTTGCCCGTTTACAGTCTGCCAATAATCGGAGTAATAATCAAAGTCAGTGGCCGGGCCGCTTATTATTTCGCTGAAATTAACATCACCCGATACCCTTACTACTAATGAACCCTTACCATAAGAGAAGCCCTCTTTTGTTAGGGTGGTCGTTCTTATCATGCCCTCAAATGAAGCCTCCAATGTATCTCCATCTTCCGCTTCGAGATACACTCTCCAGTTTAACACCTGCTGCCTTACTGATTGCTGCATCAGATAAGTGATTGCAATTTTTGATTCGCTGTTATCCAACGTAGTGATACCCTGGACTGATAAGATTGCACTTGACATACCGGGCAGATACTCTCTTGATGAGCCGCTTAAAATACTGGTAACCTCCTGCTCATCCTGCTCTATTGTGAACTCACAGGATTTTGCGCAAAAGATGTCATACCATGTATCGGTGATCCACAGCTGACCTTTTATATTTTCACCTCGTATTAATTTTGTCATCTTGAGATATATTTAAACTCCCGTTCTTCACTGTAAATCTTTCCGTCAATCCTGTCATAGCATTCTATTAATATGCTGCCCTGCATTAACCCTGTTTTCCAATCCTGGTTAAAGGCCGTATTGAGAAAATACCTGTTCGTTGCTGCTGCATGGGCATCGGTCAATAAAAACTTATTGATCAGGTCAGGCCATGTATTGGATAAACCCCTTATAGTGCCGGTAAAAATCACATTGGCTTTCCGGTATTGATTGAAATAACTCCTGATCTGCAATTCACCGTAAGGGTGTATATAAGTAGCATCAGGCGGGCCGGAAGGGAAAACATTATGCGGGTAAAACCATGTTGTAAGCACATAAGCTCCGTCAACCAATACGAACATGGCACCCTTAAACAGTTTTTTAGGAGAATCGGAAATAAAAACCTCATCTTCTTTTTTAGACAGATAACCGGTTTCGGTACGGGTTACTTTTTGATACTGGCCGGTGTATTGCTGATAAGAACCATTGATATAAGGGAGATATGAAAATGAAAGATTGCTGTACCAAACTTCCCTGTTATCATCTGAGCTGTTAAGCTGGTTAAACTGGTTAAGCCATAAATAAATATTACCCGAAACAGGAACAGCGGGAGCATCCCAGCTGATTGTTCTCCATTCTGTATCATCCACATCAAAATCAACAGATACAGCACCTTTTGCGGTGTTGACCGTCCATGCAGAAGTATTAAACCACTTCGGTATTCCGTCTCCTGTGCTGTCCTCTCCCAATATCCACCAAGACCCATCATCACCATTTAAAACAATTCTGAAAAGCCTTGCATTCCCATTGCCGCCCGTTCCAATATCAGAATCACACCTGAACTGCACTGATGCAGAAATTTTATCTTTCTCACTTACCGGGATGGCTTCGCTTTCTATATATGTTGCATCGTTTATCGAAGATGTTTCAAACGATGTTCTTGCTGTTAAAACAACATATCTTTCTTCCTCGTAATCAATATCATTGAATATTCTGTGAATCGTTGCCGTTGTGCCGTCAACAGTTCCATAAAATCCCGGCACACCTTCCCTGAGTGTCCAGCAGTCTAATGCGTATGTTTTTTCAGGCAATGTATCATCAATAACATCACCTCTTGAAAAATCCTTATTACATGGAACCTCTAATGGGAAATTGTAATTGTATATCAGCTTGGTGTAACCCGGCGCCATCTCCCTTTCAAGTAACTGATCTGCCAGTGCAAACCTGAACACTTCTGTTTCTCCTATCTCAATATTATAAGAGGTAGCACCGTTATTGGTGTCGAATGTTCCGTCTGATTCAAAAACAGAAACATAGATATCGTTTTCGTCAAACTCATCAATCCGTACAATCCACCATTCGCCCTGGTATTGTGTGATAAAGCAATCTTTACCCAATATCTTTTCCAATACCTGGTAACAGTTTTCACACTCTCCTATCTCAGATTCAAATGTTTTTGCATCTAAATAAACTTTGGTATAGAAATGACCGTTACTTGATGTATCAATAAATGTTACGTTGGTAGCACCTGATTCATGCACCGGTGCAGGTGTTACCTCTATATTCAACCCCCCGTTATTCTGCACCACCACAAACGTATTACCGTTGTTAGTACCGGCAGAACTGACCTGAATTTCCTGTCCGGGGTAAAATTTATCCTCTGTTGATGCCGGGAAAAATATTGTACTGGATGGGTTTGAGAAGTTTACCAACCCTACCGTAACAGGCCCTGAGCCGTGTCGTAAATTGTTAACGACTTTAATAAACAGGTTCATGCCTGTTTTTTCAAGTGCCCATGCTATGTATTTAATGATCCTATTTTTACCAACAGGGGTATCACCGTCTGAATCGGTCAGCGGGACATCTCTTAATAATGCCAGGCAATCAGAAGCGGTTAATACAAGTGTCTGCCGGTTTGGTAAGAAAGGCTGTGTAAGGTCGGCTGTAACTAAAAAACCTTTGAATAAAAAGGTGCTGTCCCCGTTATAAATCTCTACATAAAACCTGTTATCTCTTGAACCGGTGAAGGTCATAATATCTATACCCGCCTCGGTTTTTATCTCAATCTTAGCCTGCTTTGATTTTATCGGGGTGTATTTGTCTTTGTTATTGTCAACTACGGATATGGTTAACGGGTTTTGACCCATCTGAAGGGGCACCACTTCGGGATCTCCAGATACGATCTGAACATCTGTATCGAAAATATCTACCGTTATTTCCGATACTTCATTCGACATCAGCCAACTTCCTCTGTAAACCAATCCATTCATTACACTAACCTGTTTTGACTTCTGTTTGCGTTGGCAAGGACCAAAACGAGGTCATTGCCAGATACCCTGAACTGACCTGATAATGCCATTGCCATACTTCCTTGTGAAATTCTGCCCTGTGATGCGGGCACCATTCGTCCTGATGTTTCGGGTATGAAAGTTTCAGGACCTCTTTCACCTACCCTGTATGCTAACCCGGCTGACATAGGACCGCCACCGGCACGAAAACCCATCAGGCCGCTGAATATATTTTTAAAGCCTGCCAGTCCTTTAAACCCGATACCGGCAGCACCTCCTGTTATTAATGATAAAATACCTGCTAAGGCTATGGTAGAAACCAATTTTGCTATAAGCTGTGTCAGTGATTGCACTATGGCCTGACCAAATGCTTTAAAAACATTTTCGCCCCTGCCGATGGCTGCGAACATATCATCAAATGCAGGGGTTACCACATTGCTTATAATATCACCAAGAGCATTATACTGCTGTATTCGTTTTGTAATTCCCGGATCTACTGCGACCCCTCTTGCTTTTCCGATGTCTGCTTTTGGCGGTGCCACTTTAAGATCAACCGGTATTTGTATAGGCACCGGCTTTTGCGCCTGCTCTTGTAATCTCTTTGTAAACAGGTCGAGCATTTTAGTAATATCCAGCGGGTCCACTATTGATGCAACGCTGCCGCCGTCAGCCTTTGGCAGTTCTATCTTTATATTACTGCTGAATTGTTTTAACTGATTGAACAGGTCTTTTATCTCGGCTTCAATCTGCGCCTGTGCTTTTTGTTTTTTATCCTTCGTAGCGTTTAGCTGCTCAAGGTAAAAGTTTTTTTCTCCGGGGTTTGTTTTTGCGAAATTATCTGCCAGTGTTTTTGCAATGCCACCTTCATTTGCAAACCTCTCTAATGCACTTGAAGCGGTAACACCCTGCATCTTCAACAGCTTCTCGATCTTCGCCTCCAGTTCTACCTGTAATATTTTTGCAGCAATTACATTTTTAAGGTTGCTGATATAATTCTGGTAAGCCTGGTCCAAGCCGGCTACTGCCGTTCCCTCTAATTTCAGTCCGTTAAAAACTTCCGGCTGAATTTTTTGTAATTCCTGTATGGCCGCTAATTTGCGGGCCCTTGTTTCTGTTTCACTTTTTAGGACGGTTATTAATGAGCCTACCTCAGTAGCCTCTTTTGCAGTTGATGAAAATATACCGTCAATGGCACTCTTTACTTCATCACTTTTCTTTTTTAATTCTTCAGCCTTCTTGCTTGCTCCGAATAGTTTATCACCAAAAACGACCATTAAAGAAGATGCCACACCAACTGCAAGTCCTAAACCGCCTGCACCGGTTAATGATGAGCCTAATGCTTTTAAAGCACCACCCGTACTTCCTGTACTTGCTTTTAACCGCTGAAAAGATTCTAACAGCGGGTTGATGTTGTTTGCAATACCAATAAACCCGTAAGGGGCATCTTGTACCACCCTTGACAGGTTGCTGAGTGACAGCGTTGCCTGGTTAGATACATTAGGAACCTTGTTAAGTGCTGCTCCTGTTTTAGCTGTGGCCTCTGTGACTTGGTTTAAACCAGCCAAAGCCCGTGATACATCAGCCCCTATTCGTATGTTCATCTCTGCAGCACTCATCTAATCTCACTTTTTCGTTTCTTTAACAAGGCGTTCTTGTGGTACTCGATTATTTTTCTTCTTTCATCTCGGGTTTCTCCTGTCTGCACTTCTTTTACCTCTCCATCCACCGGCCACATTTTCTTTATTTCTTCCAATACACCGGTGCCACCCATTGTCTGGTTTATCACATCGGAAATAATGGCCGTTGCTTTCCTGGCAATCAGTTCATCATTTCTTAGTTTTATATTCCGGCCATGAAAGATCAGGTACACATCTTTCATTAAAAGGCAGTTTCTCTCTGCCGGGGTATAACCACATTCATATAAAAGAACTCCGTCAAGGTCATCCCAGCTGAAGGGAGTGTTGCCGTTTAATTTTTTTTTTCATCCGTACTGGTTAATTCCTGCAGCTTCTTAGCATACTCTGTTTGTGCATAGCACTCCAGGACAGCGGCTATTTGTTTGGCAACATCCTCATCAGTGATAGCCTTTTCAGCCCATTCATAAAAATGCTCGTATTTAAAAACAGGCTGCACCTCTTTTATCAGGCAGTTGTTTTTATACCCACATTCTATAAACTTGGCAATACCTTCAACTGTCATTTGGGAATCACCTTCCGTACCGGTGTAATAAAACTCTCCCTTGTCTGCCATTGCTTCGCCAAACATCCGGATAGCCGGATAAGCGAATTTCAACCCGATCACATCTCCTGTGCCGAGGGTTATACTTATGTATCCGTTCATGCTTACGGTGTTATATCTATGGCTCCTGAAAATTCAAAAGCCGCTGTGAATTTTACGGTGTCGCTTGGTGCATCTGCTGACAACTGCAATGATGCAAGCCTTCCAGTCCCGGTGATCCAGGGTTCGTTACCAGAAGTTGCAAACTTGCTCATAAATGAAGTGTTCGCTTCAAAGAGTGTTAACAACTCGGTCCAGCTTCCTTCACCTGCATCAGGAACAGTATCAACTACCCCTGTGAAATTCAATTTCCAGTTTGAAGGACCCAGCGTTTTGAACGTTCCGCAATCAGTTTCCTCCGTATTCACATTGCGGCTTCCATCTATGTTAGCCGACTTCTTACACACTACCACTTTATAAGTGGAACCGGAATCGGTGGAGTAGCTCCATATTAATTCCGAGCCGGTTACTGTTGTGGGTTCTGCCATTTTTTACGATTGAATTGTTATTAAATGATTGTATCTTGTTATTTTCCTGTAATACTTTTTTTCTCCATCATCTTCTTGCAGATTGGTTGAGGTTTCAGCCGTTACACTATTTATCTTCATGTCATCCTGTGCCGATAAATTGTGATTATGCCCCGGACCTACTGCAACCAATAAACCTATCTCCTGGTCAATATTATCAGCCACATCCGGGTCAACATCGGTTGTAAAAACGGTGGTGATATCTGCAATGATGACCACTTCTTTTATCCATGTCTTATCATTCTTATCAACATCCGTTTCACCTTCGCTGCGGAGCAATACATAATTACCCTGCTCTGTTTCCGGCACTGCTTCTACATAAACAGGTAATAAATTTTCCAGGTTCCCTGATAAGAGGTCATACCAGCTGCTCATCAATTTTTTGCACACATTTCTCATATCCTGTCGAGAATATTTTTAATATTCTGTTTGAACTTCTCCCTTATAATTGGTATTTGCTTAAAGAAGAATGGCCGGGGAAAAATGCCGCCGTTCTTTCTTATACCCCTTCCCTTAAACTGGGCCGCATACTCCATCAGCTCTCCCGGCACACTTACTCTCGTTATCGTTCCCCATTCGATATAAGGAGAGTGTTTCGCCACACTTGAAACTTCGGTTGTCATATAAGCTATTTTCTGATTGCTGATACCGCCCCTTAATTGCCCGAGATCGGCCGGGGCATCTCTTTTAGCATTTCGTACAAAAAGATCACCTGCTACAGTAACCTCATGGGCTATTTCCTTCGCTACATTTTTTGAAGCGGCTTTTACCCGTTTTTCAAACTCATCAAATCCTATGATATCAACTTTTACCAATGGCCGTAAGCCTTACGAATTAAGGCACATCCGGGATCTCGGTTTGTCAGTTCGTAATCTGCCTGCTGGTATGGATGCTTATGTTATCCGTGATGCAGCCGGTGAGGGTGGGCCTACATCAGTAGCTGCTCTTGCTGCTAAACCGCAGTCTGACCGTGACTGGGTAAAAACCATTGTGCCAATTACCAAAATTGCACATTACTACAAAATGCCAGAGGAGTATCTGCAGGATATACCCTGGTTACAAAGTGAGGTTACCGGTGTAGGTATCGAGGAGCTTCTTGTAAAAGAAGATTCTCTTTTCCTGACCAACAGTGCAGCCGGTGAGTTCAAAGGGTTGAACCAGACCTTTAACTCAACAGCGTTTTCAGCTCCATCCTCTTTATCAGCTGCCATCGAAGGGGCTAATAATTATGATGTGCTGGTAGCAGCATGGACACAGTTGAGGAATCTGTACAGCAATCCTACTGCTGTAATTCTTCACCCGAATGACTACGCAAAGATGATTCTGACTAAAGAAGCGACAACAGGTGCTTATCTGTTTGGTGCTCCTAATCAGAACATCCCGAATTTATTCGGTGCCCCGATAGTTCCGTTCTCATCTCTCTTTGCTATTAAAGCATGAGTGCATCTGCACTCTATTACCGAACCGGCCACACTTCGCCTCGTTCCTTTTGCCCTCGGGTCACCGGGCTGCATCAACTCGACACCGTTCTTTGGATCGGTAAACGGCTGGTCAAAATCTACCAACTGACCGTCCAACCTCATGTGATCTGCATGGTCCTCAGGATTTCTACCCCTTACCCTTGCATCATTTGCACTTATCCATTCTTTTTGTGTCTGGTACTCATAGGTTTCTCCTGCTGCCTTTGTACCGAGGTTAGAAGCACTGTTAACTTCCGTTCTTACTATCCGGGCCGCCTGCCATTTTTCAAACCCACTCTCCCTTATCTGCCTTGCCAGTTCGTCAAATGAAACTCCGTCTGTAATGGCTTTTGAAATAATGGGTAAGAAATATTCCCGCATGGTTTGAACGGTCCCGAATGTGATATGCTCTACCAGGTGAAATTTGAAATAATCCAGAATGAAGTTTATCCACTCCGCATTAAATCCAAATCCCTTTGCCTGTACTGCCTCTGCTCTTAAAAGCCTTGTTACTTTATTGGCCCTGCTTACCCCTACTTTCAGATAAATCTCTTTTACTGCTTTAGTGGTTTGCAGATTGGCAATGTTTTCATCAAAGTAATTGCTTGCTTTATCAGCACCGTTTACCCGCATATATTCAATCAAAGCACTTATTTCGCTTTTAATAGCTTTTTTCACTCTTGGGAAAAACACTGTCTCCCATTTCCTGTTTTTCTGTGTTACAGCCTTCGAATATTTTCTTCTCTCCTCTCTGTTCATGTTGAAGCCTTAATCTTACCTGGTGCCGTAACTCATCCCTTTTCCTTTTTTCCGCTGCACACCCTTTCTCCCTTTCCGTTACCGGATATCGGCGAAACATCTCAGCTATTATTTCCCCTTCTTCCATTCCTCAATTCCTTAT